AAATGATAATAAAGGAAAAACTAAAACATTAAAATTAAATGATAATAAAGGAAAAACTAAAACATTAAAATTAAATGATAATAAAGGAAAAACTAAAACATTAAAATTAAATGATAATAAAGGGAGGCCTATCTCACTAAAACTAAATGATAATAAAGGGAGGCCTATCTCATTAAAATTAAATGATAATAAAGAGAGATTAAATATATTAAAAGTGAATGATAATAAAGGGAGGCCTATCTCATTAAAATTAAATGATAATAAAGAGAGATTAAATATATTAAAAGTGAATGATAATAAAGAAAAATCAAATATAAATTTTAAATATGAAGAAAAATTAAATGATACATATGAATTAATAATTTTGAATGAAAATAAAATTTTGAGTGATAAAATATATAAAAATATTAGTATAAAACAAAATATTTTTATATTACGAGCACAATATTTAGCAAAAAAATCAATAATGACACAACAACATGCGGCAGTTATAGTTTATCAAAATAAAATTATAGGTGAAGGTATAAATAGACCTTTATATTTAAGTAATAAATTCAGTACACACGCGGAAGTTGCGGCTATAAATGATGTTAAAAAAAAGAATAGAACACACTTATTAAAAAATTCAGTATTATATGTAATAAGAACAAGTATAATAAATAATATCTGTTGTTTAAGAAATTCAAAACCGTGTTTTAATTGTAAAAGTTATATAGAGAAATACAACATACCACGAATATATTATTCATTAGATAGTTTTAATATAGAAGAATATAATATAATTTATAATAAAAATAAATTTAATTATTAAATTATCTATAATATTATATGAATTTTATAGATTTAAAAAAAAAGTTAAAAAAAAATAATATAAAATTATTTGATCATGAATATCGTATTCTTTATTATAGAATTAATAAATATAATAATATAAATATAGATTCAATTGATATAAATATTATTAATTTATTATTACAAAATAAAAATATATAAGTTTAATTAAATTTAATTTAATATTATTATTAATGGATAATTATTATAAACTATTTAATATAAATAATAATGCTAGTAAAAATGAAATTATACACGCATATAATGAAAAAATTAATATTTATAATTATTTTAAATCATTAAATCAAAATCAAATTAATAAAATTAAAATTTTTAAAAAAGGTTTATATATATTAACAACACCTGAATTAAAACAAAAATATGATGATAAATTATTTAATAGTAATAATATTGATTCTGTTTTTAATATTGATAATTCATGGATGAAACAATATAATATTAAAAATACAGATAATAAAAAAGATATTAATTTTAGTAGTAGAATTTTTGGTTTATCAGATTTAAATAAAAAACCTGATTTTCCTTCTGATATTGAAACTCTTTTACGATTTTCTAATAATAAAAAATCATAATATTTCTAATTTTAAATTTTCATATAATGGTAATATATTATTTACTGCTAATATACGTTTCTCTATTGGTGTACCTTTATATTTTTTTGTTCTTAATTTTATTTTTTTTTCTATACTTAATGCTGTACACTTTTCTACATTACGTATTTGAGCATAATATTCCCAGTGTCCTTCTTTTTTATTATTTGTTGTATATTTTGCACCACCTTTTAATTCACCATTATGTTGTCTTAATCTTCTGATTTCATTATTTGTTATACCTACATAAGTATAATTATTATATCTATTTAATAATATATATATAATATAATTACTCATTATATTATATTTATATAATTTTTTTAAATTAAAAATATTCACTCTTTTTCTTTTTTCTTATTGTTATAATAATAAAAGTTACCTGTATAATTTTCTAATTTATATTCTTTTATTCCATTTTCTTTATCTAATAATTTATTTAATCCTTCATATGTATCAATTGTAAAATCACCACAATTAATATATTTATCATCTTTTTTATAAAATTTACAATAAAGAACATTGGCATTACATAAGGATTCTATATGTGTTGTAAATTTCTTTTTCAATTCATTATAATCTACTGAACTATCTAATTCATTAATAGTAAAATAAATACGATAATAACTAAATTTAATATTATAATTTTTATGATCTGTTCGCAATTTTTGTAATCCTTTTAATGAATCTTTAATATTTTCAAATATTACAAATACTGATTTATTATCTTTTGATTTAGTGACTTCTTTTAATCCTTCTAAATCTTTAAAAATAGTTTCATCCAAGTCATCATTTAATTTTGATCTAATTAAAATTGTATTTCCAGGTTTATTCACATTTTTTTTATTTTTTTTAACTTTTGTTAAACCATCAATGTCTTTATTGTTATAACTCATAATTAATAATATATATTAATATATATTTAAATAATAATATAATTAAAATTTATTTAAAGATGATTTAATATGTTTAAAATCAGAAATAATATTATTATTAAATTGATTAATAATAGTATAAATATTAGGATAATTAAAAGAAAACCATAAAATTAATTTATTATAATTAATAACATTAGAAATTTGGTTATCATTTTTAAGAACAATAAAAAAATTAACAACATTATAATAAACTAAAAATTTAGTAATAATTTCAAAAAATTTTTTAAAATAATTAATATTAGTTAATTTATGATCAAAATAAATATAATAATATATTTCCCATAAATTTATTAAAAAAACTTTATAATTATTATTAATAATATAAGCTAAATTTAAATTATTAATATAATATTGTATTTTAATAATTTCATTTTCAATATTTTTTTTATATTTTAATATTAAAACTAATAATTCTGGTATTACTTTATTATAAATTATATTTTTATTTATAAATTTTTTTAATAATTCAGGTAAATATATTACATCATATAATGAATATTTAAATATATTATCACTTAATTTATATATATTTATATTTATAAAATATAATGGACCTATTATTTCATTCATTTTATTTAATTCTTTTAATTTATTTTCATTAATAATTTGTTTATTTAATAATAATTCATAAATAGAACATTTTTCTATTATTTCATTTTCTATATTATAATATTCACATAAATATTTAGTATCATAAAAATTTTTACAAAAATTATTTATATTTTCTGTTTTTATTAATAATTGATTAAATAAATATGGTATATCTAATGACTCTGACCCATGTAATATTTTATAAATATATTTATTAGTTAATAACTTTATTATTATTTCTTGATCTTCTAAATCTGGTGGATATAATACAAATATATATCCTATATCACTATCATTTTCTATATTTAATTGCATTAATGCTACATCTCGGTCACCTTTTGATATTTTATTAAATTCAAAATCTATTCCTATATAATGTTTTTCATTTATATTATTATTTTGATTATCTATATATTTATTTATTATTTCATACATTATTTTTTCATTCTCTTTATTATCTATTTTATAAATATAATATGTTTTATTATTCAAATTTAAATAAAATTCATTTTTTCCATATAAAATTAAATTATACATATTAACTTAATTTATATAAAAAAATTATATATTATTTAATAGATTTATTAACTTTATTTTATCATCTTTTAATATATTATTTGTATAATATGTTTCCCATTTTGTAATTTTATCTATTATTTCTTCTTTTTTATATTTAAAATGTTCTTTCACAATTGTTTCAAATCCTTTTGGTGGATTTAATATCATATCAATCATTCCATATTTTATTGTATTTGGATATAACGTTAAATTATATTTTAATGAATTACTTTTCCCTATATCTGTATTTAATGCTTTTTCACTTCCTGGTTCATTATAATAAGGATCATCAATTAATATTAATGATTGTATAGATACCATTATTTGTATAAATGTTGATGTTTCAGGTATCCATTTTTCACTAGCAAATAATCCATTAAATGTACCTAATAATGATAGACATACTTTACCACATTTATATAAATTTGGATTAAATCTTACAGTATTATTTCCTGTTGTTTTTAATAATACTCTTGGTACTTCTTTTGGATAATCTTCAGAAAAATATGCATGAAATTCAAATAATCCATTTTCATAAGGTGTATTTTCAGGACCACTTATCAAAAAACTAAAAATACTTAAATTTTGTTTTGATATTCTTACCCATATTGAAGAACACCAATTTAATGGTAAACTTGTTTTAAAACTTCCTAATTCTGATAATATTCTTACAAATGCTTTTTTTGTTGGTTTCCTATTTATCATATTATAAAAACTATGTGTTGTTTCAATTTCATAGGTATCATATTGTAAAGTTTTCATAGTATTAATATATAATTCTTTATAATTTGTAGTATTAATAATATTATTATCATTTTTAATTATATTATTATCACTCAAAATTTTACAAATTTTTATTATTTTATTTATATAATTTAATTCTATATTATTTAATATATCAATTCCACTTATTTCATTATATAAATTTTCTATATTTTTAAAATATATTTCTTTATTTTTTTCTAAAATTTTTTCTATTATATCAAATAATATTATATATATATTTTTATTTTTATTTAATTCTAAAAATGTTAACTCTCTTATTGTATTATTTATATATTCTTTAAAATATGAACTTAATAATATATCTATATTATCATTATTTAATAATTCATTTATTTTTAATAAACTATTATATATTTGTGTATTTGTTAACTCTTGATCTTTTATATAATTTTTAATATTCCATTTATTTGTACTTGATTTATTACTATATCCCGTACCGGCATTCCAGAAATTTTTTTTATTATCTATTGTTTCAAAATTTATAAAATTAATATTTATATTTATTTTATTTGAACAATATTTTAAAAAATATGATAATTTTAATAATTCATTTTCTAAATTATTATAATCTTCTAAATTATATAATATATAATCATCTATTATTTTTTCTAATTCATTTCCTAAATTTATTAATAAATATTCTATTGATATTATTGAATTCCAATTTAATATATTTAAAATTTTTAAATCTAATAATCCAATATATAAATCATTTTTTATAGGGGGTTTTATATATTCTAATTTAGGAGGTAAATATGGATAATATGCTATATTTAATTTTAATTCAATATAATCATAATCAAATACTTTTTTTATTTTACTACTTAATTCTTTATTAAATATATATCTTATTATAAATATATTTGATTCTTCATAATTTATTGTTATATAATGTTTATAATCCATATTTCTATTAAATTTTTTTAATTCATTAATTATTATTGTTATTATTTGTGTTTTATTAAATATTATTTCATTTGTATTTAATATATCTGTTAAATTATTAGTATTATAATATTTTATTAAATTTTCTTTTATTAAATTATAATTTATTTTTTCTTTTGTTAATTCTTCATAATTTATATTTATATTAAAATTATTTTCATATTTAAATATTGATTTTTTTTTAAATGTATTATATAATTCATTTATTATATTATTTATTGTTTTTTCTATAAATATTATATTTATATTAAAATATTTTATATTTTCATTTAATGATTCACCTAAACAATAATTATTAAAATCTGTTAATATTTTTATATTTATATCATCTATTAAAAAATTTATTATTGTATCTAAACTTGTTTCTTCAATATAACTTGTTACTTTCATATTTAAATTATTTTGTTTTAATATTTCATTAATATGTTGCATTACTTATTTATATTATTATTATATTTATATTTTAATATTATTGTAATTCAATTTTTTTATATTATTTCTTTTTTAAATATACTTATTAATGCTGATATATATATATCTTCAAATGTTGATTTACTTATCATATTTTCTAAATCTGATAATTCTGATATTATATTATATGATTTTTTTATTTGTTCTATATTTTCTATATTTTCTATAATTTCATTTGTTATTTCATTTAATATTATATTTAATGAATAATTATTTTTTTTAATTATATTATTTATTATATTATAACATTTACTAAAATCTATATTATTATCTAATAATAAACTTAATATATACTTTATTTCTGTTTTTAATGGTATACCTACTATTTCATAACATGATTTTTGAGTTATATTATTTGATTGCATATATAATGATTGTAATATATTTATTCCTTTTCTTAAATCTCCTTTTGATAAATCACTTATTATTTCTATTACACCATCTTCATAATTTATTTTTTCTAATTTACTTATTTGATATAATTTATTTGATATATGTTTTATATCTATATTATTAAATCTAAAATTTGCACATCTTGATTTTATTGCTGGTATTATTTTATTTTCATAATTACATATTAAACAAAATCTTATAGTTGCTGAATATATTTCTATTATTCTTCTTAATGCAAATTGTGCATCAAATGTCATTGAATCTACTTCATCTAATATTATTAGTTTTACACCCTTTTGAAACATATTATTTTTCTCTGCAAAACCTTTTATATCTTCACGAACTGTATTTATCCCACGATCATCGGATGCATCTAACTTCATTACCATTAATCTTATATTATTTTTATATATTTTATGTGCTAGTGCTAATATTGTTGACGTTTTACCTGTTCCTGAACTACCATAAAATAATAAATGTGGTAATGCATTATTGTCTAATAATTTTTTAATTGTTTCAATATTTTGATCATGACTAATAATATCATCAATATTTTTAGGTCTATATTTTTCAATCCAAGGTAATGTATCGTTATTATTCATTTATTATTTAATAATATTATATATTTAAATTATTATCATAATATGATATATTAATTTCATATATAATATATATTCATCACATCCTTTAATTAAATTTTGATCTATTTCTGCTAATTTATATAATATATTAGATTTTTTATTATTTGATATATTCATATTTAATATATATTTATGAAATAATAATAATTGATTTACTAATGAATAACCATTATTAAATAAATTATTTATTATAATATCTATTTCTTTAGTATTTTTTATTAAAATATTTTTTATTAAATTATTAAACATTTCTAGTGGCATTATTCCTGATATTTCATTTAATATTTTTTTATCTATTATATTTTTATTGTAATTACAACATTTTTGTAATATATTTATTGCTTTTCTTAAATCTCCTCTTACTATTTCTATTATTTCTAATAATATTTCTTCTGTATATTTTATTCCCTCTGTATTACATATATCTATTAATTTTTTTAATATATGTTTGTCTTCTATTGGTTTAAATTTAAATAATGAACAACGTGATATTATTGGTTCTATTATTTTACTATGATAATTACATATTATACAAAATCTTGTTATTTTTGAATATTCCTCTATTATTCGTCTTAATGCAAACTGTGAATCCGGGGTCATTGTATCTGCTTCATCTAATATTATTATTTTCCATGGTGGATTATTATTATTTATATTTACTGATTGTTTAGCATATGTTTTTATTTTTTCCCTTATAATATTTATTCCTCTTTCATCTGATGCATTAAATTCTACTATTTTATCATGTATATTATTTCCATATAATTCTTTTGCTAATGCTATTATTGTTGATGTTTTACCACATCCTGATGGTCCTGAAAATATTAAATGTGGTATATTTTTTAATTTTATTACATTTCGTAATGAATTTATTATATTATTTTGTGTTACTATTTCATTAAAATTATTTGGTCTGTATTTCTCAACCCATGAATTATTATCCATTATTTTTTATTAATAATATTTATTTAAATATTATTTTTTACTATTTCATTATCATTATTTTCATCATTATTATTATTATTATTTATATTTATATTTATATTTACTTTACTTTCACCATTTTCTGTCCAATATTTTGTCATTATATCTTTATATGCTTCTTCTATATGTTTTGTAAATAATGTTGTATTTGCTAATCCTGATTTTAACATTTTATTTCTTATTGTTTTATGAAGTTCTTTTAATTCTTTTTCATTATTAGCTAAATCTATTACTTTTTGTATATATTCTTCTTTACTATATGCTATATATTTTTCTAATCCTAAATTACTTAATAAACTTACACCAACACGAGATACATAATTTGTACCTGCTAATGTTATTAATGGTGTATTCATATATAATGCTTCACTACTAATTGTTCCACCATTATAAGGAAATGGATCTAATACAATATCCATTTTATCATATAAATATAAACAATTTGGTAATTGATCACATCCAATATCTAATCTATCTGCTGATATTCCTTCATCAGTAAAAAATTTTAACATATATTCTTTATAATAACTTGATGAATAATATAAATATCTTAAATATAATTTAGAATTTGGTAATCGTTTTAATATTTCTATAAACATTTCTATAGTTGGTAATGATAATTTTACAGGATTATTAAAACAACATAAATTAATTTTATATTTTTCTCGTTCATATGTTTTATTTGTAGGTAATTCTACTGGAGGTGTATAACATTGAAATCCATTTGGTAAATAATAAAATTTTTCTATAAAATATTTTTGTGTTTCTGGTGGATTTGCATATTTATCTGTAAATCTATAATCTATTTCTTTCATTCCATTTGTTGAAGGATATGCAAAATATGATATTATTATTTTAGCTGGTTTATATTGAACTATATTTAATCTTGTAAATCTTGTATGACCCATCATATCTATTAATATATCTAATTCATCATTTATTATTATTTCTAATGCTTCTTTATCTGATATATTTGTTATTCTGTACCATTTAGCATTATTATAACCTCTTAATCTTTTACCAACAACATCTGAATTACCATCAATAGCTGCATTATCATAACAAAAAATTTCAAATAAATTTGTATTATGATTTTTTAATATACTATCAAACATATATCCCACTGGATGTGTTATAAAATCTGATGATAAATAACCCACTCTTATTTTCTTATTTTTTTTTAATCTATTTAATTTTTTACTGATATTTATCATTTCATTTGTTTTTGGAAAAAAATCAGGCCATGTTATAGATATATTATATATTTCTTCATCTGTTAAATTCCAATTATATAATGAATTAAATATAATATTACTATATACTAACTCTCGTTTTCTAATTTCATTTTTTGTTGTACATAACTCAAATGATTTATTATATGTTTTATTGTTTGATCTGTTTATATCCTTATTTTTTGCTATGAAAAATAAATATAAATTTCCTAAATTATTTAATGCATTTACATTATCCGGTTCTATTTTTAATATTGATTCATATAATCCTAATGATTCATGTATTATATTTACTGTTTCCAATTTTTCTGCTAATAAATTAGCAAATAATGGATCAAAATAAAAAGATAATGCCCGACGTGCATATTTAAAATATTTATTTAAATGATTATATTCTAATTCTAACATTGCTAAATTTCTATATATATTAAAATCTTTTATTATTGTTTTTGCTATTTTAAAATTTTCTTTACTTTTTTCATATTGTTTTAATTTATAATAACAAACACCAATATTTAATTTAATAATATTATAATGTGATTCTGAAATAAAATATTTTACATTTTCAAATATTTTTAATGTTTCAATCCAATTTTCTACTTTAAAATATTCTAATCCATCATTAATTTTAGGTATATATACTGTATTAAAATTAATTTTATCATTAATATGTACTTTTATATCTGTTATAAACTTATTACATATTACTTCCCATGTATAATTTTCTTTAATATGTAATTTATTTTTATTTATTATTTCTTGTTTTTCTTTATCTGATAATTTTATTAAACTATCCAATTTTATTACAAAATTATTTATATAATTTGATATATCAAAATTATATATGTTTATATCTATGTATTCATTCATGTTATTCATTGTTTCTTTTAATGCACCCAAATTTGATGTTATAATTAAACAACCACACGCCATAGCTTGTAATATTGATATACAACTCGTTTCCTGAAATGTATTAGGATATGTTAAAATTTCTATTTCTGATAATTCTTGTGATAATTTATTTTGTGATACTCCATAATTATATACTACTGACTTCATATTATTAAATATATTTTCTTTTTTATTATCTTCTTGTTTATATATATTTAATCCTGAATAAATTTTTAATACTGTATCACTATGTATATTGTTTATTTTCTCAAATATTGGTTTTAATAAATCTAAACCACGCCATGGTATTGAACAATATGTCAATGACTTTTTTATTTTTTTTGTATTTATATATAAATATTTTTCAAATGGTTTACCAATTCCATTTCTCATTATTAATGTTTTATTATATTGTATTTTATATTTATCAACATAACGTAATCTTTGCCAGTCACTTACAAATATAAATAAATCAACACTATCTTTAAGTTTATTTTCATTTAATAATAATGATGGATTTTGATCTATATCATGTCCTGTCCATAAACAATATATTATATTTTTATAGTTTAAATTAAATAAATTATTTCTTATATTATATAAATCATTTGGTAAACAACTTACAATTACTATATCTAATTCTATTTTATAACTATGAATAAATGAAAGATATAATTGATATGGTACATGTATTATTGACTTTTTATTTGTAATTTCATTTATATTATTAAATATATATATTTCATGATTTTTACTTAATTCTTCAGCAAAATAACATATTGCACTCTGTGTCCCTCCTAATGGCTCATTATATGGTGTTTCTACTGTATAATTCCAGGAAGAATCAAATAACCCTATCTTCATTATATTATATTATTAATATATATTTATATTAATTTACATTTGTTGAACCAAATCCTGCTGCGTTTCTTGTTGTTGTTGTTAATTCATTTACTAATTCTATTATTATTGGTTCTAATGTTGGACCTATAATTTGAAAATATGAACCACTACTTAATATATTATTATCATTTGAAAAACATCTAATTTTCGCTTTTATATTTCCTCTATATCCTGCATCTATTATACCTACTGAATTTGCTAACATAAATTCTGTATTTGATAATGATGATCGAGGAACTAAATAATAACTACATAAATTTTTAGTTACTAAATCTTCCATTTCACATTGTATATTAAAATCTATTGTTCCTACTTTTAAATATCCTATTTCTATTTCATTATTATATAAATCTATTCCACTATCTCCATTATGATGATAAGTAAAATTTTTATAATGATTTAATATGTTTTCATTTGTGGTTTTAATCCTTAACTTATATCTTGGGGTTTGAAATGACATTTTTATTTAATATATTAATAATTTATATTCAATTATATTTTATATCAATTTTTTTATAAAATTTATTTTTATTACTATTAAAAATATAGAAAATATTAACGTTTTTAAAAATACTTCTATACAACTATAATCCAGTTTTAAATATATTAATACTTTCTTTATTCCTTCTGTTATTATATTTATATTTAATATTATAAAAAGTAATATATATATTAATATATCTTTATGTTTTAAAATATTTATTAATATATTATTATTATTATTATTATTATTATTATTACTTTTATTTATTTTATCATCTAATTTATTTTCAATATTATTTATTTTATCTTCTATTAAATCTATTTTATTATTATTTAATATTTCTTTTAATTTATCAAACTCTGAACGATTTAAATTTGCATTTTCTATATTTTTTTCTATTTTATTAACCAAATTATTAATGTTTTTATTATTATCATAATTTTCTGTATTATCTGAATCTATATTATTTAAATTATTTATTATTGTATCATAATCTATATCATCATTTATATTATCATTTTTTTTTATTTTAGTTCCAAAATTTGAATTAGAATTAAAATTAAACTCTTCCATTTAATTAATGTTAGATTTTTATTTTATTTTATATAAACTCATATTTTTAATAATTATTTAAAAAAAATTGATATATTTTTATTTAAAAAATTACTTAACTTACTTTATATAAACTTTATATAAACTTATGATTATTAAAGAATTTATTCAATATATCATTAAATATAATTCAATTAATGAAATAATAAATACATATAATACACAATCAGAAAAAGGAATTATATTTGAAAGATTATTTGATATAATAATTAAATTTGGTTTTTGTTCAAAATTTTCAAATAATGATTATCACCATTTAAGTGGAAATTTTAATAATGGTAAATTTAAAAAAATAAATAACTATTTTAATTATTTAAATGAAAATGTAAATAGTAGTAATTCTTCAGGATGTTCTGATATTGCATTACAACATAAAATAAATAATACTTTTATATTTATAACTTCAAAGTATCCAAAATCATGTGAAGATATTTTTTATTTTGATATTCAAAATATAATTTCCATGATTTTTCATAATAAACATATTTATAAAGATTTTAAAATATATTTAGTTGTACCAAATAAATCAGATATTTTAAATAGAGCTATAAATGCTTCTGAAAATAGTAAATATATTACTAAATACATTAAAAAAAATAATATATTAGATCAAAATGATTTGAATACATATTTTATTAAATTTAAAAAAAGTATACTTAAAAATAATAATTCTGATTGGAATAAAATATATTTAAATTTAAATGAAAATTTAGAATTACGATTTCATCAAGATTTAATTGTTTACAAAACAATTAATTTAATTAATAAAAAATTTAAAAACTTTTTATGGGGTTGTAAGTGTAGAAGTGGTAAAACATTTATGGTCGGTGGTTTAATATTAAAACTTTTTAATGATAAATTTAATGTTTTAATTATTACTCCTGCACCTAATGAAACAATCACACAATTCACTGAAGATTTATTTTTTAAATATAAAAATTTTAGAAAATTTAACATTGTTAATATTAAAAATTCAAAGTTCATTAAAAATAAACTTGAAATTAAAAATAATAATATTTTTATTATTTCTAAACAATTAATACAAAATTATATTAATGATAATACAATTATTAATATTAAAAATTTAAATCTAAATTTAATTGTTTTTGATGAAAATCATTTCACTGGAACTACAAATATCTCTAAAAATATTTTTAATTCTTATTCTTCTAATAATAGTATTATTATATATTTAACAGCTACATATTATAAACCCCTTCAAACATTTAATATTCCTTCTGAATGTCAATTATATTGGGATATTGAAGATGAAATATTATGTAAAAATTTAGAAATTAATAAATTAAAAGAAAAGCATAAAATTGATTATAATATTGATGTGGAACTATTAAAATGTTATCAAGATATGCCCGAATTATGTTTAATTACTACAATGTTTGATAATGAAAAATATGAAAATATTAAAAATATAATTCAGGATTCTGTTTATGGTTTTAGTTATGAAGCTTTATTTCATATTGAAAATTATAAGTTTAAATATGAAAAAGAAATTAAAACAATATTACAATATATCTCTGGTGATTTTAAAGAAATAAATTTTCCTAATAAAGATTATTCTATATATTCAAGAATAAATATATTAAAAACAAGACCAATAAAAACACAAATATGGTTTTTACCAGTCAGAAATATTAATCAAATTTCTGAAAATCTTAAAAAATTAATATTACAAGATAATATATTAAAAAAATATGATGTTATGATAGTAAATTCTAAAGCAGATGATTTAGTAAAAGATATTAAAGATGAAATAATTAAAAATGAAAAAATAGTTCATGAAACTAATAAAAATGGTTTAATTATATTAGCAGGTAATATGTTAAGTTTAGGCATAACATTGGAAAATTGTGATCTAGTTTTATTATTAAATAATACACTGTCAAATGATAAAATTATGCAACAAATGTTTAGATGTATGACTGAAGGAAAAAATAAAAAATATGGTTTTGTTGTAGATCTAAATATAAGTAGGGTACTTAATACATGTATAACATATAATAATAAATCTCATCTAAATATTGAAGAAAAACTAAAATATTTGATTTCAAGTCATTTAATAAATATTGATATTGATATGTTTATAAATAAAGAACTAAATGAAATAAAATTAATAAATAAAATGTTAGAACTATGGAAAAATGATCCTATTAATAATTTTAAAATATTACTCAAAAATTTAGATAATGAATATATAGATTTTGATAATTCAACTCAACAACTAATAAATAAAAATTTTATGTGTAATCTACAAGATAAAAATAAATTAATAATTGAAATAAAAGATGATGAAGATAATGAACTACAGCATTTACCATCAGGTATTAAAATATCAAATAATAATAAAGAAAAACCTGAAAAAATAATAAATATATCATTTACTAAAGATGTATTACCTTATATAGTACCATTAACATGTATATTAACAATTAAGAATAATAATAAAGATTTTGTAAAAATGTTAGAAGAAATACAAGAAAATAATGAATTAATAGATATATTTAATGATCAATCTTTAATATGGTGGAATAAAAAAGATTTAATACAAATAATAGTAAAAATAATAAATAAATATCTAAATTATAAAAATTCAACAGTTAATAATATATGTATTAACTTTAAATTATCATTACAAAGTTTAATTGATAAACCTAAAGAATTATTAGAACTAATAAATGATTGTTTAAAACCTAAAACAATTGAAAAAAAAAAATATGGTGAAGTATTTACACCAATTAAACTAATTAATGAAATGTTAGATAAATTACCTAATGAAGTATGGACAAATATAAATCTTAAATGGTTTGATCCTTGTTGTGGTATGGGTAACTTTCCTATTGTA